CGCTTTTAGATTGGGTTGGAAAAAGATGCCCGTTGAAATTAAATACTTTGACGGTGGAGAACGTGTTCAAGACGGAATCATGTATCCAGGTAAGATTGGCTTAAAATGAGAGCAGACGAATTTACTCCTACCGAATCAGAGATAGAACGAAAGAAACGTCTACTTGCTAGGAGAAGAATTCGGGCTGGAATAGGAACTCGTAATGTCTATGGATATGAGAAAAAATATCTTAGTACAATAGAAGCATTAGCCAAACAACGTAGTTTAGCTGAATTACTCCCTGTAGCTAACAAGATATGGGAAGAACATTATCATGGCCAAAGAAGAATACCTAAGATTAGATTTGGTCCCGGAACTAAAGAGTTGGGGTATCCATTAAGTTATACGCTTGGCTATAGTTTGATTGAACTGGCGCCCGGACAGCAAGATATATTAACGTTGATTCATGAATTAGTACACGCTATTGGTCCTAGCTTACATGGTGTAAACTTTACCAAAGTATACTATAACGTACTAAAAGATTATCTTCCAAATGACAATGCAAGAGAAGAAGTATATAATGTCTTAGTTACAAAACACCAAAAGATACTTAGCCCTTATTATAAGAAACTTAAACAAGTATCTCAATTAGCTGTGCAAGCATAAATACTAATTATGCGCTTTAATGAGATACAGGAATCTGCCGTAGACGAGCTAGTTAGGACTCTTCCTAAACTACACAAAACCGACTACGATTCCATTGATAAATTGATGTCTAACATATGTAGACACCACAATATTTCCGGGGAAAAATTACATAAGATATTTGTTCGCAAATATGGACAAACTCCGGACATTTGGATAAAGAAATATAAATCTAAGTTAGGTGAAGCATCATCCGACAATACCGATATACAAAAGATTAACGATTTTATCGCTTGGTCTATACAAGTATTAAAAATAGAAAAGCCTTACCCAAAGATTGAGTTAAGCAAAGATACTGCGGCTGCTCAAAAAGGGCATCATACTGGATTACATACCCCGGATAATAAAATTTGGGTATATATAGGTAATCGCAATCTAGTGGATATATTCCGTACAATATTCCATGAATTAGTACATACTAGAGAAGGTCAGTTAGATATGATCAAAGCTAATTCTAGTTATCCAGGTAGTCCCATTGAAGCTTTAGCTGATATGATGGCCGGAAAATATATAAAAATATACGGTAAAAAGCACCCAGAAATATTTCAATAATTAGGATATATTATGTCAGTCGGAATACAAATAACAGGGGTGATATTTGGTGTTAAATGATTATACATCGCCCTGCTAATAGCAGAGGGCATATAGTTAGGTCCTTTATTGATACACATCGGACTTTTAGCTTCCCTTCTTATTACGATGCTCGCTATATGAACTTTGGTGATCTTCAAACAATCAACGATGATCGGGTACAACATGTTTGGCAAGTACCTTGGCATGAACATAAAAACATGGAAATATTTGGCTATGTAGTTGAGGGTTCTAGTAATCACGTAGATAGTTTAGGAAATACTGTAGAAGTTCCAGTAGGTGCGGTACAAAGAATGAGTGCCGGTAAAAGTATTTGGCATACTGAAGGTAATACAAATAATACTCCAAATCGTTATCTACAACTTTGGATCAGACCAAATGAACAGGATACTATCCCTACACATGATTGGCATCAGTTTACCAGAGAAGATAAACTAAACAACTTCTGTAATATCACTGAAAAGTTACCCATTAAACAAGATGCTAGGTTATTAGCCGGAATCTTTACAGAAAATTATTCTTATATGATTGATAGCGATAGAAAATATTATCTATATGTTGTTACCGGTACAGCTAGAGTAAATGATTTAGATTTTATCGAAGGTGATGGGTTAAGTTTTATAGGTGAATCTACTATCACTATAACTAACCCAAATGAATCAGAAATAATTTTGTTTGACTTAAAAGGTTAATTTAACCATAATTACGCAAACTCATTGACTTCTTAGCGAAATAGTGTATAATAACTACTTCACTAGGAGAACATATGAGTTCACGCACTTTTACCATAGAGCAAAAAAATAAACTTACCCAATTGATCAATGAGGGTATGACTGTTATGCACGAGATTGATACCCTACAAGGTGGATTGGGGGATACAATCAAAGCCGTAGCAGAAGAACTAGAAGTTAAACCAAGCGTACTTAAGAAAGCTATTAGGGTCGCACATAAGGCCTCATTAACCCAAACTAATGCCGAAAATGAAGAACTAAACTCTATTTTAGAAACGGTTGGGAAAACGATTTAATGAGTTATGTAGATGCTATACATGCCAGAGATGAAGATCGCATCTACGTTGTAGAAAGGGATCCAAACGGAGTTCGTAGATATAATGAATTCCCCGCTAATTACGTCCTTTACTATGCTGATCAAAAAGGTAAATATCGTAGCATATACGGTGATCCAGTAAGCAGATTCTCTACGCGTAAACGCACAGAATTTGAGAAGGAACGCCGTATTCATACTGGCAAGAAATTATTTGAGAGTGATATCAATGTGGTGTTTCGTTGCTTAAGCGAACACTATCTAAAGGTCGATGCTCCAAAGTTACATACTTGCTTTTTCGATATTGAGGTTGACTTTGACCCTGAACAAGGATTTAGTCCTCCAAGCGATCCCTTCAATCCAGTCACCGCAATTAGTCTATATTTGGATTGGCTAGATCAACTAATTACTCTAGTAATCGCTCCCAAACACATGTCATCAGAAACTGCAAACGAAATAGTTAATCAGTTTGAAAACACTATATTGTTTGATAATGAAAAGGATATGTTTAATACCTTCTTTACGCTAATCGATGATGCTGATGTCCTTACTGGTTGGAATAGTGAAGGGTATGATATACCATACATGGTTAACCGTGTTACTAGAGTAATGAGTAAGGATGATACGCGTAAGTTTTGTCTTATGGGACAATTGCCAAAAACGAGAGCATATGAACGGTTTGGTAAAGAAGAAACCACATATGATCTAGTTGGGCGTATTCATATGGACTATATGCAACTGTATAAGAAATATAATTACGAAAGCCGACATAGCTATAGACTTGACTTTATTGGTGAGATGGAAGTAGGTGAGACAAAGACTCAATATGAAGGTACGTTGGATCAACTATATAATAACGACTTTAAAGAGTTTATTGTGTACAACCGGCAAGATACAATGCTGTTGTATAAGATTCATGCTAAATTAAAGTTCCTAGAACTAGCTAATCAGATAGCACATGAAAATACAGTATTGTTACCCACTGTTATGGGCAGTGTAGCGATGATTGAAATGGCAATTTTTAATGAAGCACACGAGCGTGGTTTAGTTATTCCAGATAAAATTAGAAAGGAACACAACGATGATGAACAACAAGCGGCAGGTGCCTACGTTGCAACGCCCAAAAGGGGATTACACGATTGGATCGGAGCGGTCGATATCAACTCGCTCTATCCCAGTACTATCCGGAGCCTTAATATGGCCGGAGAGACACTTGTTGGTCAAATCAGACAAACGCTAACTGATCAATATATGCGTGAGAAGTCTTTACGTCTAGCCTCTGAAAAGAAACGACGTAAACATGATGATGATGACGGTGTCACTGGTAGTGTTCTATGGGAAGGATTGTTTAGCTGTTTAGAATATGATGCGGTAATGAACAAAGAACGAGGTACTATCCTCATACTTGATTATTCTGATGGTCGAAGTGTAGAAATGAGTGCGGCAGAAATATGGCAATTGATATTTGATAATAATAAGCCGTGGATGCTATCTGCAAATGGTACTATATTTACTTATGAGACTGAAGGGGTAGTTCCGGGTTTGTTGTCTAGGTGGTATAGTGATCGACAAGAGATGCAGAGGAAACTTAAGGAAGCAACAACTCAAGAGGATAAAGAGTATTGGGATAAACGTCAGCTAGTTCGTAAAATTCTGCTTAATAGTGCGTATGGTGCATTGTTGAATGAACATTGCCGTTTCTATGATAAGCGTATTGGTCAAAGTGTTACACTCTGCGGTAGGCAAATTGTTAAACATATGATGAGCCAAATCAATGAATGTATCATAGGTGAATATGATCATAACGGTTCTTCTATTGTGTATGGTGATACGGATAGTTGTTATTTTACTGCATTCCCTGCACTCGCTACTGATATTGCTTCAGGTGCAGTAGAATGGAATAAAGAACTTTGTATCCAACTATATGATAGTATTGCTGTTCAGATTAATGAAAGTTTTCCTAATTTTATGGAACGTGCATTTCATGTTCCTAAAAAAAGAGGGGCAATCATTAAAGCAGGTAGAGAACTGATTGGTGATCGTAGTCTCTTTATCACTAAGAAACGATATGCTATTAACATTTTTGATAAGGAAGGTAAACGTAAAGATGTTAATGGTAAAACAGGCGATATAAAAGCTATGGGACTTGATCTTAAGCGGGCAGATACTCCCAAATATATACAAGAATTCTTGATGCAGATATTAGTTATGGTACTAGGTGGTAAACAACGTGAAGAAGTAATTGAGGTTATAAAAAGCTTTAAGCGTATATTATCCTCACAAGAAAGTTGGACAAAAGGTAGTCCACGCTCTGTTAATAAACTAACATCATACGGTGATAAAGAAGCTAATAGCAAGAAAGGTAGAGAGAATATGCCCGGACATGTCCGTGCTGCTCTTAACTGGAACTATCTCAGACGTATACACGGGGATAACTATAGCCAAAAGATTGTCGATGGTATGAAAATCATTGTATGTAAGTTACGGGCAAACGCTCTTGGGTTTACTAGTATAGCATATCCAACAGATGAAATGCGTTTACCTAAATGGTTTTGTGAGTTGCCATTTGATGATAATGCAATGGAATCAACCCTAGTTGACGAGAAAATTGAAAACTTATTAGGTGTACTAAATTGGGATTTACGTAGTAACATTGATACCAAATCAACTTTTGATCAGTTGTTTAGCTTTGGCTAAATTGGTGTTGACTTTCGTAATATATTCCATCATAATACACAATCGAATTATTTAAATACTTTAAAGGAAAAACATGAAAGACATTTTGCAAGATATCATTAGTCATACACTAGATTTAGGCGACATTGACTTAGTAAAGATTACAGGGACAGAAACATCATCTACAATTAATGCAGTTGCCGGTGATAAGAGTGTGATTGTTGTTGGTAAGGTTAAAAATCCGCATCCAGAATTTTTAGGTGTATTCGGTATGCCGAATCTTTCTAAACTAAAGACTATTCTTAGTTTAGATGATTATGATGAGACTTCTAAAATCTCAATGACTTATAAAGGTCAAACTGACGCAGATAAAGTTCCCGAAGCTATCCATTTTGAAACTAAGGGGAGTGACTTTATCAATGACTATCGATTGATGGCTAAGAGCCTAATCGAAGATCGTGTTAAAGATTTTATGTTTAACGGTAATGGGTGGAATATAGAATTTGTACCAAGTGTTGCTAGTACTCTACGTCTTAAAAAGCAGTCACAGGTACATAGCGAAGAAACGGTATTTAATACCAAAGTAGAGAATGGGAACTTAAACATATACTTTGGTGATCCGTCTACACACAACGGTAATTTTGTTTTCCAAAGCGGTGTTAAGGGAACTATCAAATCAAATTGGTACTGGCCTGTAAAAGAAGTAATTAATATTCTTAGTTTGCCGGGTGATAAGGTCTTTCGTATTTGTGATCAAGGTGCTCTTATGATTACAGTCGATAGCGGGCTAGCTACATATGAATACTTCTTCCCAGCACATCAAAAATGATAAACGTTATCAGTACCGGGTCTATTCTAATTTCACAAAGCCCGTCCTCTCCGTATATTGGTTCCAATACTGGAAATTCAGTCGTAGGACAAATGCGCTATCATAGCGGCAGAGTAGAAGTATATGACGGTAGTAGTTGGTTACCAATAAGCAGTAATGTTTATATTAACCTAAGTCCGGATGCTGAAGATGCTATTCAATGGGTTATGAAGAAAAAAGCAGAAGAATATCAACTTACAGAGTTAGCTGATAAATATCCAGCTATTAAAGACCTAAGAGAAAAGTTGGATGTAGTAATAGCATTAGTTAAAGAGGAAGAGAAAATATAGTATGACAGACCAAATTAATCTTTCTGCCGCACATAAAGACGATTGGGCATTATTCTTGCCGGCCGTTAGTTCATTTTATATTGCCGGTTTAGGTAAACAACGTAATGGTGAACCCTATTTTGATTTAAATAGAATCCCCAAAGGGTTCAACGGTGATGTTGAAAAACTAAATTTCCTCAATAGTAAGGAAGGATTATACTATTACAAATGGGGATTGTATAGTGCGGGACATGCTAACTTAGATACAACTAAGGTTGACTTTAGTGAAAGTATTATCCGTGATCGTGAAGCCGGAACATTTATGTTAGGTGATAGCGGAGGATTCCAGATTCTTAAAGGACAATGGATAGCAGATTGGAAAGACCCCAACTGTCCACGTGCAATGGAAAGACGTAAAGCAGTATTAACTTGGATGGATACGTATATGGACTACGGGATGTGTTTGGATATTCCATCACAATCTATTACTACATATGATCTGAAGGATCCCAAAACTGTGGAGAAAGATAAAGACGGAATTGTTATTCCCGGTACAGGTAAAAGTGTTCACGGTATTCAAACTATCCAGCAAGCTATGACTGCTACACATATCAATAATGAATACTTTATTAACAATCGGTCTGGTAAATGTAAATTCCTAAACGTATTACAAGGACGTAATCACGGCCAGAGCGATGAGTGGTATGAAGAGATGAAGAAATATTGTGATCCAAAACAATATCCCGATAATCATTTCAATGGGTGGGCATTTGGTGGACAAAACAAAATTGATATCCACTTGATGCTCAAACGTATTGTTAATATCATTCATGATGGTTTACTAGAAACAGGGATTCATGATTGGATACATTGTTTGGGTACTAGTATATTAGAGTATGCTGTTGTGTTTAGCGATATCCAACGTGCAGTTCGGAAGTATCATAATCCAAATCTAGTTATTAGTTTTGATTGCGCTAGTCCGTTCTTTAGTGCGGCTAAGGGATTAGCATATCATAACACTATGATTGTACATCGCGGTAAATGGACATATAGTATGGAAAAAACTGCTGAGAACAAAAAATACTCAACTGATATTAGGAAGTTTAGAGATGCTGTATTAGCCGATAAAATTCATAAAGATTTTGCCGATAGTCCGGTTACTGATAAGTTACTCTTACAAGATTTATGCTATCGCGGAAAAGGTTTTATCGGGCAGCATGGTAAGGAAACTAAAACTAGTTGGGATACACTAAGTTATACCTTATTACAGTCACATAATGTATATCAACATATCGTTGCAGTGCAAGAGGCTAACAGATCATATGATAAAGGTATTCTTCCTAAAATGGTAATGCAGGAAACGTTTGATCTTATCCTACTTAGTGATATAGTTGATAAGATTTTTTCACTGAAAGATAGACAAAAGAGCCTAGAGCTAATCGATAGCTATAGTAACTTTTGGTTACAGTTTAAAAGTGGTAGTCAGGGATTTAGCGGGAAGAAAGCGGTGAATGCACATACTAAATATGATGAGTTATTTTAGTCCAGCAAAGCCAATAGAAGATGAGATGGATTCAGATGATGCAATACAAGAAATTTTAAAAGGAGAATAACCATGCCTTATAAGACACGTATTAAACACTTGAATGAAATGATCAGAGTTTTAGAACAGAAAATCAAGGATATGGAAACTAATCCAGATGCAGATAAAACTACCTTACAGGAATCAAAGGAAACCCTAGCACGATATTTCATTGACCTTCGTGCCCTAACTAAACTTCAATGGGAAGAAGACCATGAACGTGTTGGGTACGGTGACGAATAACCTAAACGGGTTATTTATAAATCATAAACGGGTATATGAGGCTGACATAGCCTTAGAAATAGTGTATAATGTTACACATATAACAACTTTTAGTGAGTAAGTAATATATGGAACAGCGGGAACAAGCTTTGTTGGATAGGCGTTTACGTATTGTAAATTCTGCCTCTAGAATGATTTGGGTCACCTTTCAGCGTGAAGGGATACATTGCTATCCTAGTGCTAGTACTGATCCTAACTTAAAAACAAATGATCAATTCGATGTTAGTTTTTTGGCTAATCCTCATCGACATATTTTTCATTTTAAAGTAGAAATACAGGTCTTTCATAGTGACCGTGATATAGAATTTATTCAGTTTAAACGTTGGTTAGAGAGTCTATTTGCTACCCAAATGCTTGAGCTAAATGACAAAAGCTGCGAAATGATTAGTGATGAATTATATCATGTTATTGCTAATCGTTATCCAGACCGTTCAATCAGAATCACAGTTAGTGAGGATGGTGAAAACGGGGCAACAGTGCAATACAATAAAACTTAATTTAATCAATCTAAACAAAGGAAATACCATGGCAAAGCCCAATTTTCAATCAAATCCGCGTCTTCACCAAATCTTCGAAGATTTGGAGAAATATCTAAAATTTTGCGTAGATTATGGATACGTATATGATGAGGCTCATCTATATGATATGCGTAGTTATGCATATCGACAATATTCTAAGTTGGTAGCGGATAAGAGTCCTAAAAATAATTGGGATGAATTGCTAAAGGCCTAATACGAATGCGTAAACTATTTTACATGGGGCTAGAACCCTACAAAGCAAGATACACTCTGCAACTAACAGATTGGAATACTAGAGTATTTGCTAAGCGAGGCATTAGCTATGTTATTGTCCCGGGGCAAACTCTTGATGATCATCAATCTATTGTTACTGGGCAAGTATTAGATGCTCATGGGCGTTCTTTCTTTGGTATGAGTCAACTCATGAATCTAGTTCGATGGATGAAGATGGGTGAAGTAAATAATGAGGATGTTATTTACTTTGAGGATATGTTTCAGCCGGGAATCGAAAGTCTGCCATACATAATGAATCAGATTCCCGAACAACATCGTCCCAAAGTCTTTGTCCGCTGTTTAGCACAATCAATCGATCCGGATGATTTTGTTCATGTATGGGGAATGAACAAATGGATGGGTCTTTACGAAAAGATGGTAGACCAATTCGTTACTGGAGTCTTAGCTACTAACGAAGAAATGGTGATGAACATGAAAATTGCAGGCTGGGAAGCCCCAATATACAACATTTCAGGTCTAGCATTTGGTAAAGAAGAAGTACAGAGCCGAGTCACACATATTAAACCATTCCGCGATAGAAAATATCGTGTTGTATTCTCAGCACGGTGGGATCAGGAAAAACAACCTGATTTTTATATGGATTTGATCGAAGCATACTTTAATAAGTATCCCAATAGTTCTACAGAGTTCTGTGTATGTAGCGGTAGTTGGTTAAAATCAAACAACGATAGCTATATGCAACGTACCCTTCAAATGCGAGAATTGGGTATGTTGAAGGTGTATGAGAACCTAGAAAAGAATGCCTATTATAATATCGTTAATGATAGTCGAGTGGTGTTTAATTGTGCCTTGCAAGATTGGGTTAGTAACACAGTAAGTGAAGCGGATGCGTTAGGATGCAATGTATTATATCCGGCATATCGTAGTTTCCCAGAAACATTCGCTAATGATCATACTAGAATGTATATTCCGTGGTCTATTGATGACGCATTAAACAAACTAGACGACCTATTAGACATGCCAAATAAGAACATGGGTAAAATTAGTGATCATACTGATAATACTATTGATAGAATCTGTGATATACTTGAAGGTAACGGGGAACAGTATCTACGAATGAGTAAAGACTATCGTAAGCATACTAGAGAAGCAAAATATTAAAGGAGAATGAAATGGCAAAAGCAAAAATAGCGGTATCAAAGGTAAGTGATAAATTAGCTAAAGTAAACGAAAACTTCAGCGTCAATATGTATGACAATGGTTTTATGTTAGAGGTCAGCGGGCGCGATGCTGACAACGAATATAAGACAGCTAAAATCATGGTAGCAACTGGTGAACAGTTGATTGCGCTAATCGCCGAAGTAGTCGAAATGGAACGCGATAGCTAATTGATGGAAACAGTAATCATCACAGGGGGTATGGGATTTATCGGTAGCCATACTGCTAAAGCCTTTAAGGCAGCCGGATATAAAGTAATAGGGGTAGATAATAATTTTACTATTCCAGCTGCTGCTCAGTTTTTCGATGAGTTTATATTTGATGATTTTTCTGAACAAGTTGCCTTTTGTGCAAAAACCCACAACGCAAAAGCAATTATCCATATTGCAGGGACAAGTCTAGTAGGACCTAGTATTAATGATCCTTGGTTATATTATAATAATAACGTAGCTAAAACTAATAACATGTTAGACATGTTAAAAGACTTAAAGTGGAATGGTGCTATCTTGTTTAGCAGTAGTGCTGCTATATACGGTAACAAGTATTCTAGACCATGGGAAGAGGACGATCTAAAAGATCCTATCAGTCCGTATGGTTGGTCTAAACTAATGTGTGAGCAAATAATCAAGGATCATTGCTTTGCACACGGATTTAAAGGTATCGCACTTAGATATTTTAATGCGTGTGGTTGTGATATAGATAATATGTTGGGTAATAATATAGCTGATACGCATTTAGTACCCCGAGTAATCGAAAGTTTTATAACCAACCAAATACTAACTATTAATGGTAATGACTTCCCTACTAAAGATGGTACATGTATTAGAGATTACTTACACGTAACCGATATTGCAGATGCCCATGTGGCAGCAGTACAACTATCCAAAAAACTAGACAATCGAATGTTCGAAGCGTATAATCTAGGTACTGGTATAGGTTATAGTAATCTAGACATAGTAAGAGAAGTAGAAAAGGTAGTAGGGTCAGAAGTAAAAATAGAATTTGGTCCAAAACGCTATGGTGACCCTAGCGAACTAATTGCAAATCCTAATAAATTCATGAAGGAATGCAATTGGAAACCAAAACATAGCGACTTAACTTCAATTGTACAAACCACATACAATTGGATGAAAACGCTAAAATACTCATAACTTAAAAAGGAAATAAAATGAGCGCACAACAAGATATTCAAACAAGTTTCGATACATACCAAATGGAAAATACAAAATTCGAATCAGGTAATAGCGCAGCCGGAACTCGTGCCCGTAAAGCATTAGCTGAGTTAGCAAAAGCAGTTAAGGCTCGTCGTAATGAAATTACTGCTACAAAGAACGAACGAAAAGAAGCTAAAGCCTAATAATGATAAATACGTATGCTACACAACGGTAGCAACATTCAAAAACAAAACCATCACAAAGGAGGGTTATTATGTCATTCAACAAAACAAAATGCGATCCAGTATTGGGTCAACAAGTACACGAACATCTAGTTAAAATGGGGGTTGAGACACCCACATTTTCTACATCACTAGACCGCAAAGATAAAATTGCAGAGATTGAAAAGAGTTTTAGTCATATCATGCAAGTATTAGGTCTAGATTTAGATGATGATAGTCTGCGTGAAACACCAAATCGTGTCGCAAAAATGTATATCAATGAAATTTTTTGGGGTCTTGATTACGAAGCATTCCCTAAATGTACAACGGTTAATAATAAGATGAAATACAACGAAATGGTTGTAGAGCGTAATATCAATGTACAAAGTAATTGTGAACATCATTTTGTAGTTATTGACGGGCTTGCTACAGTGGCATATGTACCTAAAGATAAAGTCTTAGGTCTTAGTAAGATCAATCGTATTGTAGAGTATTTTGCAAAACGTCCTCAAATTCAAGAACGGTTAACTGAACAGATTTTTCATGCCTTACAGTTTATCTTAGGCACAGATGATGTAGCAGTTATGATTGATGCTCAGCATTATTGTGTTAAGAGTAGAGGTGTTGAAGATACCGGTAGTTCTACTGTTACAAGTAGGCTAGGCGGGGGATTCAAAACTGATCCAGCAGCTAGATCAGAATTTTATCAGATTGCTAGGCAAGGCTGCTAATACATGGGGTTCAATGTAGGTTGGGATATCCTTCGCATCAAGCAAGATATTTATAGAATTGGACGTACTATTACTGATCCTAGAAATGATGGATTTACTGCATGGGAAATCAAAAAACAATTATATGAGATTAAGTTTTTGATTGACCAAATAATAGAAGATAGCCCAACCTTCACCCCTGAATCTGATTATTTAGAATCACATGATCAAGAAAATATAGTTAGGTTGTTAAAAAAATGATATTCAATAAGATACGAGAGTTAAAAGACAAAGGACTAAAGATTGGTATCACCTTTAGTCAGTTTGATCTACTACACGCTGGACATATTGCAATGTTAAGTGACGCTAGAAATCATTGTGATTATTTGATCTGTGGATTACAAAATAATGCTAATTGGGATCGTCCTGAAAAGAATGAACCTATACAAAGTATTTTAGAACGACAGATACAATTGGGAGCGGTTCGCTTTGTAGATGAAATTGTAGTATATAATACTGAAAAGGACCTCGAAGATATTCTTCTTACCTTACCAATCGATGTACGGATATTGGGGGTAGAATATATGGAGAAAGACTTTACGGGTAGGGCAATATGCGAGAAGCGAGGGATTGAACTAGTGTTTAATGGAAGAGATCATAGCTTTAGCTCTAGTAGTTTACGTAAAAGAGTTGCCGATGCGGAGAAAATCAAACATGCAGAATAAGCGATATGTAAAGTATCCAGAGTATTGTTCTCTAGTATCTAGTATATGTCGAGATATTACACTAAGTCAATGGGTACCGGATTATATAGTAGGTATAACACGTGGTGGCTTATTGCCGGCGACGATGATTAGTCATTACTTTACCGTACCTTGTCGTACATTAGATGTAAGTCTATCTAGCTCAGACAATCTAGAAAGTAATCTTTGGATGGCTGAAGATGCAATAGGGTATCTATCAGAACAAGAAAGAGAATTACATAAGTCTAGATGGGATCCCTCATTCAAGAAAAACATTTTAATAGTCGATGATATTAATGATACCGGTTCTACGATCAACTGGATACTGAAAGATTGGCCCTCAGGCTGTTTACCAAACGCAGATGTTTGGAAAACTGTTTGGAACAATAATGTTCGATTTGCAGTTTTATTTGATAACCTTCATAGTAAATGTAATATAACTATGGATTATGCAGGTGAAGAATTGGACAAACAAGAATCAGATTGGGTAGTTTTTCCTTACGAAGAGTGGTGGAAATAATCCACTACAAGCGGTCTTTTTGGCATCATTCCCGCTTTACAAATTCTGCTGCCTATGCTATAATTACACATAGGAGATAAAGAATGGCAAAATATATTTCAACAAAAACCTACAAACAAATAGGACCAGTCGCATATCGTCAATGGCGAGCCGATAGTCATTGTAATCTAGTACATGGATATGCACTTTCATTTCACTTTGAGTTTGAATGTGATACGTTAGATGCACGTAATTGGTGTATGGACTTTGGTGGACTTA